CAGGGACTCCTTCAGGTCGGCGACCGACTGCTGGAACCGGAACTGCGCGGTGTCCGCAGCGATCCCGAACGCCTCGTCGAGCACCCCGGTGGAATTCGCCATCCCGTCGAAGATCTCGGTGGTCGCGGCGACGTTCGAGCCCATGAGATCGAGGACGCCGGACAGGGCCCGGATGTTCCCGAACACCTCGGACGTCGCGGCGACGTTCCCATCGAACGCGCCGACCAGCGTCTGCAGGACCGAGAGCAGACCCTCCTCCCGGATCTGGCGGCGCAGCCCCTCGGCCGACAGGCCGACCCCGGTCATGGCCTTCTCGGCCTCGACGGTCGGCTGCAGGATCGTGGCCATGATCTGGCGCAGCTGGGTCGCGGCGACCTCGGCGTTGGTGCCGGTGCGGGACATGGCGGCGAACGCGGCGCCGACCTCGTGGAACTCGACGCCCATCGCCGAGGCGATCGGCAGGACCTGTCCCATCGCGCCGGCGAGCTCATCCGGCTGCACCTTGCCGAGCCGCACGGCGTTCGTCAGCACGTCGGTCGCGTCGGACGCCGACAGGACCTCGGACCCGTAGGCGTTCAGGGCCGACGTGGCGAGGTCGGCGATGATCTGCGTCTCGCCGAGGCCGGCGATCGACGCCTTCAGGGACGCCTCGAGCGTCTCGATGGCGTCGGAACCTCGGAGGCCCGCGGACGTGATAAAGAACAGCGCCTCGGCCGCGTCGTTTGCCGACCGGCCGTACTGCGCGCCGAGGGTCCGAGCGGCCTGCTCGAGCTCGCCGATGTCCTCCGCGGCGACACCGACCAGACCCTGAATCTTGGCGAAGCTCGTCTCGAAGTCGGCCGCGGTCTCGATGGCGTAACCGCCGACGGCCACGAGCGGGGCTGTCACATTCCGAGACAGGTTGCGGCCGACCCGGGACATCGACGCGCCGACGCTGCTCATCTTTGTGGCGAACGCCTGCATTCGGCCGGACAGGGTCGTGACCGACCGCTTCAGCGCGTCGAGCTCGCGCTGCGCCCGCTGCAGATCGCGCGCGTTGAACGTCGCCCCGACGTTGATCCGAACACTCACGGGCGACCCCCGACGGCGTCGAAGCGCGCCTGCAGCTGCGCCTCATACTTGGCGACTGTATCCGCGAGCTTCCGCGGCGCCCACGTCGCAGCCCGCGCCTTGTCCCACGCCTTCCAGATCAGCCGCTTGCTCACCCCGTGCGACGCCCGGACGTTTCCGATCATCGGCACCCGAGACTTCCCCGAGCCCATCAGCTCGAACACCGCCCCGGCGGCGTCGCTGTTCCACAGGGACCACGCGCCGCGGAACCCGGCCGTCCCGACCCGCGACCCGCCGGCCCGAACCACGATGCCGGCCTTCACCCGCGCCGAGTCCCACTCGAGCCGGTCGTAGGGCCACCGCCGTCCCCACGGCGACGTCGACGGCCGCGACCCCGGCCGGAACACCCGGTCGTTCCACCGCGACAGGGGCTCCGACGCCGGCACGAGCGACCGCGCAGCATCCCGGATCGGGTTCAGGATCTCGGTCTTGACCTCGGCGTCCATCGCCTTCAGCAGATCGGGCGCGACCGATCGCATGAGCCGCCGGGTCTCGGTCAGCCCGTAGATCTCCGCGGACCCACGAGCCCTAGCCACGGCGCCGAGCTCGCTGCTGCGCCTTGCCACGGTCGTGCAGGATCTTCACGATGGCGCGGAACACCTCGGGCGGCGCGTCGAGCAGATCGTTCGGCGCGATGCCCGTCGCCACGGCGACCTGCGCGACCAGCATCGTCACACCGCCCTTTACAAAGGGACCTCGGCGCCCTCCACCATCTCGACCGACCGGATGGTCCCGAGCCACTCGTCGAACGGCTTGACCGCCTCGCCCGCCGCCTGCACCGAGCGCCACCCGAGCCAGTAGACGTGCTCCATCCGCGGCTCGGCGGTGAACGCTTTGGGCAGGCCCATCTTGAACTCGCGCTCGAACAGCACCTGCACCTTCGGCGTGACGACGTACTCGTCCGAGCCGCGGTCGGTGGTGACGCGCAGGGTGAGCTGGATCATCAGGCGGTGCCGCGCGCGATCGCCCCGGACACCGGCCACGTCACGTCAGCCGTCGTCAGGTCGCCCACTGAACCGTTGACCGGGGACCACTCGGTGACCAGCACCGTGCCCGAGTAGCGCGGGGCGGTCGGACCGATGGCGACGGCAGTGCCGAGCGGCGCGATGACGAACGCCGCGGTGCCACCGACCAGCGGCGCGATCGTCTGGTCGACGCTCGAGCTGGCAAAGTCGTTGTGGAACGACAGGGTCAGCGCCGAGTCCTCGAGGCCGGCGACGCGGGTGCGGCCGGCGTCCCCGAACGCGGTCGTCTCGACCTCGTCGAAGTTCTGCGCGATCTCGACCGACGCGATGTGGTCCGACAGGTCCACGTTGTTAATCAGGACCGACACGTCGGTCAGGACGACACGGGCCATGCGTTACTCCTTCGGCTCGTCGGCCGGGACGGGGGCCGGCTCGGCCGGCCGCCGCTTCGCGGTGGGTGCTGGCGCGAGGTGGCCCCCCGCGATCAGCGCGTCGATGTTACAGCCCCGGAGCTGCGACCGGCTGACCGAGGTCCCCGAGGGCCACGGCATCCGATCCGAGGTGACCATCCAGCTCAAGCGATGACCTCCACGATCAGCTGCGCTCCGAGGTAGAGAGTATCACCGACCGGGACCGAGGCGTAGTTACGCATCTCGGTGACGCGGCAGGTGTCGGCCTTGCCGCCGAGCGTCCGGTCGGCCTCGATCGCAGCCTTGATCGAGCTCGGACCGACCAGATAGGGGTCGAGGTTGTCCTGCGCGGCCCGGTCGTCGGCGCGGGCGACCAGCAGCGTGATCGTGAAGTAGAAGCGGTCGGCGCCGCGGCGCGCATCAAGGTCGTACTCGATGCGGTCGGGGATGACGACGGCGACCGGGGGCCGCGGCGCGTCCGGGACGGTGGCCGAGGTGCGCAGCCCGGTGATCGTCGCCATGCGGATCGCCAGACCGGCGCGCAGCTCCTTCACCGAGGCCATCAGGCTGCCCGGAGCCGCCGGTAGGGCGCGAGCAGCATCGCCACGTCCGGGTCGACCCGGTAGCTGACGCGCATCACGCCCATGTCGCCCCAACCGGCCACACCGAGCGGGGAGTCGTAGCGGGTGAACAGCCGGGACGCCTGCAGGACGGTGGCCTGCCGGACGGCGTCGGGGATCGCCGGCCATCCGAACGTCGCGCTGACGCGGACGGTGGCCCGGCGGCCGTAGTAGTCCAGCGGCCAGTAGCCGTCCTCGAACGGCCGCAGCGTCGTGTACGGCCAGACCTGACCGGCGACCCGGCCGTTCACCGGCTCGGCCTGATAGTCGATAGCCGACAGGACCTCGGCGAACGTCCCGTCGAGGTCGTCGTCGATGCGGACCTGCACGATCGAGGTGGCGTCGTCGATCTCGAGCGGCTCGTACCGGCCGGACGGGACGTAGTCGCGGACCGAGGTCCCCGAGGCGGCCGTGAAGCTCCGCTCGCAGAATTGGTCGACGAACCGGGAGGCCGAATCGATGGCGAGCTCGAGCTGGGCGTCGTCGACGGCATCGGTGATCCGCAGCGCAGCCTTGAGCTGCGCGAGCGTGCAGTAGTCAGACACGGCGAACCTCCGGGCGTCGCATTCTACCCGCGGACGGCCGCGGACCAGCGGCCCCGGTCGATGATCCGAGCGCCGACGGCGACCTCGCGCAGCACCGCGGCGCCACCCGGGAAGTCCTCGATGACGTAGATGCCGGCGTCCCCGAGCAGCGGCCAGACCCCGGCGGCGACCCGGACGACGGCGTCGGCGGTGTGCGGCCCGTCGTCCACGAACAGATCGATGGGCCCGGGCAGTACGTCCAGCAGCGGCTGCAGCGGCCCGTAAGCGTCGAACGGAACCAGCAGGGGCTCCTGCCATCCGAACGCGCCCGCGGCGATCAGAGAGGACCTGAACGCCTCGAAGCGGCCGAACTCGAGGTCCAGCCCGATCACGGTGCCGCCGGGGAACAGCTCGCACCAGAGCGCCATCGACGCCCCCATGAACACCCCGAGCTCGACCACGACCGGCTCATAGGCGCCGAGCAGCGGCCCGAGCACCTCGGCATACGCGTCGGCGTAGCCGTTCCGATCGGCCGCCATCTTGTCGCCCCCGAGGTTCCACGGCGCGTGCCCGTTCCGGTCGGCCGGGCTGAACACCCCGGGGCCCCGGAGCACCGACGGCGCGAACCGCGCCTCGAGCTCGATCAGGCGTGCTGCGAGATCCACCCCCAGAACCTTCCTGCCGATCCGGCGACGTACTCGGCGACGGCGTCGGCCCCGCGGACCGGGACCCGGCCGACCAGATCGTTCACGACCAGCTCGCAGCCGGCGAGCTCGGCCTCGATCACCGTCCGCGGGCAGGGGTCGACGAACCCGGTGGGCAGGTGCACGAACCAGCGGGCCCGGGCCATGTGCTCGAGCACGACCTCCCGCGGCACGTCGGACAGCTCGACCAGCGGCACCCGGGCCGACGCCGCCCATTCCTGCGCCGCCCGCCGACCCTTGTGCCAGACATCCCGGGCCGCCCAGAGGGCGAACTCCTCCTTCGGAACGCCCCGCGGCACCGCGGC